GAAGAACTTTGTGATCTTTCTGTCCGTGGTCTGGAGGAACTGATCGACTATCAGAGATATCCAGTCAAGGCGGCAGAACTTGCCACACTCGCACGTAGATCCCTTGGAATCGGGTTCATTGGACTTGCACACTATCTTGCTAAGAATGGACTGAAGTACGACTCACAGGACGCCTGGGACGAGGTACATAAACTAACTGAGAGTTTCCAGTATTACCTTCTCAAGTCTTCTAATCAACTTGCTAAAGAGAAGGGACAGTGTGTTGAGTTTAAGAGTACTAAGTATGCTCTTGGACAACTACCTATTGATACATATAAGAAGGACGTAGACGAAATTTCTAATCAGGAGTTGCAGCATGATTGGAGTTCTCTTAGGGAATCTATCTTGGAACACGGACTCAGGCACAGCACGTTGTCCGCACAAATGCCTTCAGAGAGCAGTTCCGTTGTGTCAAATGAAACAAACGGAATCGAGCCACCTAGAGACTACTTGTCCATTAAAAAGTCGAAGAAGGGGCCTCTTAAACAGATTGTTCCAGGGTATCAACACCTAAAGAACAATTACACTTTGCTCTGGGAAATGCCTGATAACAGTGGATATATTAAAGTAGTTGCAGTGATGCAGAAGTTCTTTGATCAGGCTATCAGTGGTAACTGGAGTTATAACCCAGAACATTACCCTGACAACGAAGTGCCTATTTCTGTGATGGCACAGGACCTACTGCAAACATATAAGTATGGTTGGAAAACATCGTACTATCAAAATACATATGATATGAAGAGTGATGATGGTATCGACGACAAAAAAGAAGCTTTGGAAAGTCTATTAAGTACCGTAGAGGAGGAAGATTGTGAATCTTGTAAGATCTGAAGAAAGAAAATCTAAGAGTAGACCAAGTGGAATGACAGTGTTTAATAAAAGTATCGTAGATAGAAAGAAACAATTTATGTTCTTTGGTGCTCCACTGGGAGTTCAAAGATATGACTCTTACAAATATCCAGTCTTTGAAAAAATTACACAACAACAATTGGGGTATTTCTGGAGACCAGAAGAAGTCTCTCTCCAGAAAGACCGAGCCGACTATCAGGAACTGCGTCCTGAGCAGAAGCATATTTTCACGTCGAACCTTAAGTACCAAATTCTCCTTGACTCCGTACAAGGTCGCGGTCCTGGCATGGCTTTCATTCCTTATTGCTCTCTACCCGAACTAGAAGCCGCTATGACTTCTTGGGAATTCATGGAGATGATACATTCTAGATCTTATACATATATCATCAAGAATGTATATCCAGATCCAACTGAAGTCTTCGACACCATTCTTGAGGACCAGAAGATACTCGCCCGAGCTGAGAGTGTAACTAAAGCATATGATGACTTTATTCAAGCTGCACAGATTTACGGGTCAGGAAATCAGTGGGAGCACAATCTTGAGGGAGTTCCGAATGCTCAATCCGAACTGTATGAACTCAAAAGGAAACTCTTCCGAGCTGTTGCGAACGTCAACATCTTGGAAGGAATTAGGTTCTATGTCTCCTTCGCTTGCTCGTTCGCTTTTGGCGAACTTAAGCTTATGGAAGGATCGGCAAAAATCATTTCTCTTATCGCCAGGGACGAAAATCAGCACCTAGTTCTAACGCAACAGATTCTGAATAAGTGGAAGAATGATGATGACCCTGACATGAAAGAGATTGCGAAAGAGGAACAAGAGAACGTAATTAACATGTTTAAACATGCAGTTGAAGAAGAAAAGGAATGGGCTCAATACCTATTCAAAGATGGTAGTATGATTGGCTTGAACGATAAACTTCTAACACAATATGTTGAATGGATCGCTAATAAGAGAATGAAGGCTATTGGGATTGATCCAATCTATGATCAGCCATTGAGGAATAATCCTCTACCTTGGACACAACACTGGATTTCTTCTAAGGGATTACAGGTTGCACCTCAGGAAACTGAGGTTGAGTCCTATGTTATTGCAGGTATTAAGCAGGACATCAAAAAGAATTCGTTTGCTGGATTTAAACTGTAGACTAAATACTTAATATGTTAGTCCCTGTCGGTAATGACGAAACAGTTAATTAATACTGGACAAACTAGTAATGACGGCACTGGGGATACCCTTAGACAGGGAGCCTTAAAAGTTAATGCGAACTTTAATGAAATATATCTTGCAATCGGTGACGGATTAAGACTTAATCCACCTAATCAAACTGGGTTTGCATTAACGGCAGGCATTTCCACTAACTCTCAGAAGTTTAATGGTCAACTCCCGTCGTATTATCTAGATTACACCAATCTAACAAATACCCCGACAGCACTATCCTCCTTTACTAATGACGTTGGTTTTATTACCAGTGTTGTTGGTGCATCTGGATTTGTTGCTGGTGGTATTGTTACTGCTACTTCCTTCTATGGCGATGGTTCTAGTCTAACTGGAATCGCATCAGCTGTGGATACTGGTGCCTTACAGGCCCAGATCAATTCCCTTGGAACCAACCTCAACATCGTCGGTTTTTACGATGCTGTTGCTGGTATTGTTACTGCTCTCACAGTTGTAGGACAAGGAAGAACTTATACTGGAATTGGCCAAACCTTGTCTTCCGTTGGCATTGTCACGGGAGACTATTTTATTGTCGCCAGAGGCGGATCTAATGTTGGTATTGCAACCTTTACCAACCCAGGTATATCCAGTGTTTATTCTGGTGACTGGATTGTTGGTGTAGGTGGTGAGAGTTGGTCTATCCTATCTTACTCACAACAGGTTACTGCTCCAAAGGCAACCCTAGCAGATGAAGCAGTCACCCTACAGAATAATTCAAATGTAAACACCTCTGGTGTTATCACTGCTTCGCAGTATTTTGGTAATGCTGGTGCAATGACCAACTTGACTGGTGCAAGTTTTGGAACCTATGGTAACTCCTCTACTGTACCTCAAGTCAATGTAGATGCTACTGGTAAGATTACTGGTATCACTAACGTTGCTATTGCATTTACTGATATTGCTGCTGGATTAGGGACAGGATATTGGTCTAAAGAAGTAACTGGTATTCACACCACATCCAATGTGGGTATTGGAACTACTGCTGGTCCTAGTGGTGTCAGAGTACATGGTGATGTCGAGATCACTGCCACTTCTGGTGGTGCATTAAGAATTTACAATGCTAGAAAGGCGATCTTTGGTAACAGTGAGAACGCACACATCACATTTGATGGTGCAGATTTTAAACTTAAATCAGATCATGATACTCAGATCGTAGACGAGAACGATAATAAACTTGCGGTATTCAAACCTGGCGGTAGTGTTGAGCTATACCAAAATGGAACCAAGAGACTGGACACAGTTTCTCTCGGCGTCACTGTATACGGTGCATACTATGGAGACGGATCTAGACTAGCTGGTATTGTTACCAACCTTGTTGCTGGTGAGAACATTGAGTTATCTCAGAATGGCACAGAAGTAACTGTAACTAGTACTGCTGCTGGTGGTATCTGGCAAAACTCTGGTTACCCTGGTGTAGTTGGTATTGGTACAACTGCAAAGGTTGGTGTCGGAACCACTGCTCCTGATATTTCTAAGATCTTTACCGCTAAGGGTAATGCGAATATAACTGGATCCTTTGATGTTGGTCCTACTAATATCGTTGGTGTTGTTACTGTTTCTACTGGTAGGATTCAAACCCCGACAGGAATTAATATAAAAATCGGTAACTTACCGATGTCAACTGGCGGTGGTGGTTTCAATATTGGTATTGGTGAACAAGTCCTAGCCGTAATGAACGGTGGAGATGGAAGAAATATTGGTATTGGTAATCTAGCACTGTATAGTGTCACCAACGGTCAATATAATATTGCTTTGGGTGAGAGAGCTGGTAGACAGATCACTCAGGGATCTTACAACGTACTTATTGGTAAGTATGAAGGTATTAATGATGACCTAGACATTAGGTCTTCATCCAATAATATTGTTCTGTCTGACGGCGCTGGTAATATTAGACAATATATTAACTCTAGTGGTGATGTAGGTATTAAAACTACTGTCATCACTGAGGCATTGACTGTTGCTGGTGTTGTTTCTGCAACATCTTTCTATGGATCTCTTAATGCATCACAGTTGACTGGTGCTATGCCAGCGATTGATGGTTCTCAACTGATCGGTGTTGTTGCTTCTGGTACTGGTATTGTAGTCAGAAACAGTGGTAACAATATCGGTGTTGCTGCAACGATTAACTTTGATGCAAATCTTAATGCTTCCTTCTCTGCTGGTGTTTGTACTGTAACTGGTAACACTGAGTTCTGGAGAGAGACTGGGGTTGGTATTCATACCTTTAAGAATATCGGCATTGGAACCACAAACCC